AGCGCCTCAGACATAACCTGAATGTTGGTAATGTAGTTGCGAACACCAGCAGCGGCGGCTGCTTTGACAGTCACAGCAGTTGTGGTATTCAAAATACCAGCAGCAGCGGCAGCATACGACCAAGCCAGATCGGGCACCGCATATGGAAAAGTCACCGCAGCAGCACCGGAGGTCATGGTGGCTCGGGCAGCATCACCGGCAACAAGGGTGGTCGGAGAAACTGCCGTACGAACAACACCGCCAACAATTACCGGGCTGGCTGTAGTGGCCGCATCTTCAGCAGCATTACCGCCAGTAATAACTGCCGAAGTAACGGTAACAGAAGTGGGGCCGGAAGGATAAATGTTCATTTGTAGTATCCAATGTTGATGGTTGAAGTGGCCGCTTGCTGAATCATCCGCAAACGATTCAGATCGCCGTCATACACAAACACAGTACCCACGGCAATGGGCATACCCACCGATGCGGTTGGGGCTGTGCCATCATCGCGCCAGCGAATACCTGCACCTTCGCAAATAATGACTGCTTGAATGGGCTTGGCAGCAAGACCGGTTACCGGGTCAACAGAAGGAACGGTCAAACCCGTAGAAGCAGCAGCACCAACAATTTGTTGATACCCCATGCAGGATGTAATGTCTTTAATCATGCCAAAAACCTCAGTTTATACAGAGTTGAAAGGTATTGCCCAGCAATTTCGTCAATGATGTTTTGCAAAGGTGTGTCGTTTTTATCACACACTTTGTACCGCATATCCTCAATTTCCTTCAAGGATTCTTCAAGAAACTCAACAATGTTGCCTGTTTTTTTAGCAGACATTAGTGTAATTGGGCCAATTAACCCGTGTCGGCCTTGGTAGGCTTCAGAGAATTTGTCAGCCAGTTCAACGATATTGTCGTAGAACTCATTGAGGGCCATGTGTTTGGCAAAGCTGCGGGTATTGAGATGCACCGAATGGGCAACATCTCGCGCCAAAAACAGCGTTCCTACAAAGTCAGCACAAATCATGTCAATGGCCCTTCCATGCCTTGATTATCGGGCATTTGTTGCATACCTTGCATATCAGGCATATTTCGTTGTTCCATTGGCTGCACCAAGTCACCAATGGTCATCACATCCCGCATGGTCTGCATCACAATTTCTTGAACTTGCTCCGGCCCCATACCAGCAGCTACCGCAGACAGACGTTTGGTTTCAGCATCATAGGCTTTGATGTCGGCATCCGTCTGAACCTTGTATTCGTCAATCTCCAACTTACGGGCTTCCATTGAATTTTGCACATTTTGCAACATACCCGACATTTGCTGCATTTCTTGCATCAAACCTTGAATTTGTTGCTGTGCAGCCGCCAAAGCGGGATCTTCCTCGGCATCGCCCATGATCTTGGGGTCAATGGTCTTGGCAAGCCGTTTTGCCATTTCTTGAGCACCAGGCCAATCCATGTTCTTGACAAACAAGTCACCGGCCACCGACCACAATTCAGGATTGCCCTGCAACAACGTACTCATGGAATCCAGCGACTCCATGCGTTTGGTCGCATAACCCGGCCCCGTCACCACCCGAACGTCATACTTGCCAACGCCGGGATTGAAAATCTTTTCAATCACAATGCCCTGCTCATTGACAATTTTCTTCACCGGCTCCGGCTGCTGAGGATTGATTTTGATATGGCTGGACTCGCCATCTTCACCAATTACCCGTGCAATGCGCTGCGTGTCGTAAATTTTGGGGATAAGGTCAACAATCTGCCGGGTTGAGTACCGCACGGCTCGCGCCAAGTTATCCACAAAATGATAAGTGCCGGTGTCGCCCTCTTTTTGACGCGCCATGATGGCACGGCCAGAACGCTCATTGCCTTCCAGCCCCAAGGAAGCGTTGTATTGCCCCGTGGTGCCTTTAATGTCTTCAGCAGCACCCATCTTGGCCTGTAGCAGTCCGCTGGACGCCATAGGCGGTTGTGCGCGTTGTGGCAAAGGCAAAATATTACCCGCACCGTCCGTCACATCCGGGTTAACCTCAAGGTACGGCCAGTTTTGGGTATTGGCCGTCTTCCACTGGGACTCGTATCCTTCAAACTGCCCACCGTAGCCAATGAACGGCGCTTTGGGAGCCAAGGCCAGCATCTCGGCTTCTTGGGACACCCAATAGTTGTACATCCGCTGGGCGTCTTTGGCATTTCGCACCAAGCCACTGACGTAAATGCGCCCGTCAACCTCAAACTCATTGCCAATGACCCGAATCACCGGAATGTACTTACCAGCCCAATCCCGGCGCTCCAGCACTTCGTAGCCATTGGTCTTGACCCATTTAACTTTGCGCCGGTCAGATGAACGTGAGCGTGTTGGTTTGCTGTACATGGCCCGTAGTTGCTTGTCTTCCGGTGTACCATCAAATGCCGTAACACCGCCAGGGTACATATTCAGCGTACCCCGGTCATAGTCTACGTAGTAATACTCAGCAATCCGCACCGTCTCGGAATTGAGCCACTGGCTCAGAGACTGGTCGCCAACACCCAGCGACTGCAAGGTATTGGTGGGAGAAGCATCCGGATACAGCCGGTGGTATTCTTCTTTGGACAAGTCTTCAGTGATAAAACACCACCGAGCATCCGCACCGCACGGGTCTTGAATCAAGGGATCCATGTAGACACTAAAACTGTTGCGAATACGCCCCAGTTTGATGTCCTGATCAAACGTATCATCGTCGCAATACTCAGTCAGAATGCGCCAATAGCCTTCGCCATAGGACACCTGATTCTCGCAAGCCGTGTCGTAGGCCACATCAGCATCCGACATATATTCAATATGGCGCACCATGCCATCAAACACCTCGGCCACCTCAATGTCGGCATTGTCATCTACCGGGATAACCTTGCCGCTGGGCCGGTTTTGGCGCTGGTCGTTGGTAACTTGTCGAACGTGCTGGGGCAACTTGTTGATGGTCAGGCAAGGCCGGGAATTGATAGACTGCCCTTGCACCGCACCCCGAGTCGCCAGCACATCGGCAGGCCATTGCCACTGATTGTCAGGTGACGCCGCATAAAAGCGCAGATCGTCAATCTCATCTTCCCGGCTCTCGGAATACGCCGAAATGGCCGTGTGCATACGCTCACGCAGCGTGGACAACAAGTCAGAATCGTCGCCCGTTTTGGATGCCTTCTTGTCAGCACCCACATTAGCCACCGATGCAACAGCAGAGTAGTCAGCCATTATTTTTTGCCTTTAGGCGCTGGTTTAGCCGCCTCACGCTTTACCGCATAGGCAATCGCCACCGCCTGCTTAACCGGCTTTCCAGCCGATACCTCAGCTTTTACATTGGCTCGAAAAGCTTTTGGCGAAGATGATTTAACGAGTGGCATTACTTACCCTTCTTAGCCGTCTTGGCCGAATCTTTGAAGTCCTTGGCAGTAGGCGCGTTTTTGCTGCCAACTTTGTTCATCTTCTCGCCAGAGCCAGCTTTGATGCGCTCCTGTTTGGCGTGAATTGCAGCATATAGCCCAGGTTTTGTAGCCATGATTAAATCCTTATCAAGAACCCATCCAGCCCGACGATACCATATTTTGCCCCCGTGCGACAAGCACCCTTGGCTTTTCATTGTATTCCCGATGCGCCACCGGAAAGGCAAAAGTCACACAAATAGCATCCGCAGCATCCGGTGACGCCAGCCCACGCGCCTTCATTTCCTTCTTGGACTCCAAGAATATCGTGCCCCGACTATCGGGTTTCATCAAAGGACTAATCAAGTCAGTCTTGAGAAACCGGTCACTTGGAATGCTGGCCGTCTTCAACCAATCCTTCATCTCACCCCACATCTCAGCCCGTTTGTTGCCATACATGATAGGGTTCTTTGATTTGTTTCCAAAGTTCACCCCTTTGATTTTATACCGCTGCTCCTTCAACCTATCCACAATCCCCGCCCCCAGCCCACCTTCATCAATCACCACCAGCGCAGGCTTGTACTCCTCAATCGCCTCAATGATATGCCCCACCACCGTCATGGTGTCATCCCCCCGGTACTTCTTAATCGCCACAATATCCCGCCCCTGCCGCACCGCAATCACCGTAGCATCCGCCCCAAACCTAGCCGGGTCAACGCCAATAATAATTGGGGCAGAATTGTCCTTGTACTTAGGCCGCTTCATCGCCTCATCCACAATGCTTGAAGGAATAAACTGGTCATCCCCCGCATTCGGGAACTCACCATACACCTCAACGTGCGCCTGAGCACTATCCGGCCCGTACTCCTCAATGATCCGCTCATAAACCGCCTTGTCCGTCCCCTCTACTGTGCGCGCATCCACCACTTTCGTCTTCCAAAAGTCCCGCTTGGAATTGAAGCACTCATAAAAGTACCCCGTGTTGCGCCGTGGGTTAGAAAACGCCAGCCAAAAACGATTCGGCGTGTTCTCCGTGAAAAATCCACCAGTGACCGACCAAATAGGGTCAGCAATACCTGACGCCTCGTCAAAAATCACCAGCACACCGTCAAAATTATGCACACCAGCATAAGCATCCGGGTTTTCCTCACTCCAAAGCCGCCCTTCCACCGCCCAATAGCGCGTACCCTTCTTCAAATCCTGCTCCACCAGGTCAGTCAACCACTTTGCCGGCGCCACTTTGGTCGCACTGACCTCAAACCAGTGCGAGTTCAACCCCATTGCCAACCACTTTGTAATCTCAGCCCAAGTAATTGAGCGCAACTGGTTCTCAGAGTTCGCCGAAATGATGGTTGTGCTACCAATACGAGTTGACACCATCCATATAGTCAGCCATGACACTAATGCCGACTTACCAATACCCCGTCCAGACGATATTGATTCTTGCAATACCTTATACATTATCTCTTCGTTGGACTTGATAATAGTATTATCTGAGTTTGCACCATTGAAAGTATCTTTGAGTTTATTATTTGCAGCAATATGGTCAGTAATATCCTGCAATACTTCACGTTGCCATTTACGTGGGCCAGAGAAATGCTCAAGCGGAGTACCCTTAACTCCCCAAGGAAATAGATACTTAACAAACGCCAGTGGATTATCCTTTAATGTCGGACTCCATAGTATTGACATTAACTGCTGTTCATCTTCTGGTTTGTATATTGTGGTTTGCATGGTTTGAGTATGTTAATAAAAAAAATAAAAAATGTTTGTGAGCCATCCGTAACTTTCACCGCCAGTCGCTCGGCCCTTCCCCCCCCTAGTCGTCCTTGTCATGCACATCTTGCACAGGCGATGCACTGATGCGCGGTGTAACGTCCACTACGTCAACCAGACGCGCCTGGGCGGCCTGCAGCGCTCCGCTGATGCTGATGCGGGTGTCGGTGACGGAGACGTCGAGCCTGTCACCATAGACTTTTGGGGCAAGCTTAGAGGCCCGCCAGCGCATGGAATCAAGCACGACACGTGCAGCATGGCTATCCATCGTGCCGGCTTGCACCTTTGCTTCAACTTCTGCCATCTCGCTGAATAGGGTGTCGGCTTGCATAGCGCGCGCATATGCGTACTTTGCCGCATAGCCGGGCTCATCCCTCATCCACCT